TTGCTTGTCGGATCTGGACTTCTGAGCACTAAGACGCGATGTTTTAGCTGATAGGCAACATCGCCCTGATCTGTATCCGGCTGCCCCTGCAAGACTAAATAGGCATCGCTGGAATCTTCGAGGAAGTCTGCCAGATTCGATTGTGCCCAATCATAGGCATCTATCTTATCCATGACGTTCTCGAAATCGCCAATGCGATTGTTATTATTCCGGTATTCGATGATCTGCACGAATCCAAGCGGATTATCCACTACCTGATAAGGATTACCCCATGTCTCATTTAAATCAGTCTGGAAATAATAGCGTTTGTCCGGCGTGTATAATTCGATGTACCGATGAAATATTTGCTGATCATAATCCGTCGTGACATCATAAAATCGAACAGCAAAGAGCGGCGTCTCGTCGATGTCTGTATCATAGACAACGAATGCCTGACCTGGAATAACGCGGGCAAAGCGCATTTCATTGTCCTCATTATTCCAGACAAGTTCATGTGCCCGGCCATAAACGGAGCAATCAAGCGATAGATCGTAGTTATGGCTATTTTCATCATTTATCTTTGCCGCATCGGTAATCAGATCAAGCAGCGATTCATCTTCGCCTTTCTTGTAGGTGATTGGTGATCCCATAAAATAAGCGCTCGATGTATCCGCGATGTATTTAGCAAAGTTATGCGAGATGCGAAAGTTAGCCCGATCATCTTGTGCCCGCTCTTTGAATAGCTTAATATCCGTTTCATTCTCGTAATAGCGGCGCATAACGCGAATTCGTGGCATCTGTGTGCCTTCAAATTGGCTGAGCAGATTTTCAGCAATCAGAAATAATTGCTGCTCATTCTCGTAAATATTTTCTCCATGGACATTCGTCTTAGGATATTTAAATACCCGGTGTGCGTCACGGCTGAACCGAAGATGCCCGGCATTGCCATTTACGCTTCCTTGATATGAAAATTGGTTATCCGTCGTAGTGCTTGTCGTTGTATCTGTCATCGTCTCACCTCCCGAATCCTAGTTGACGCATCGTATTGACGACTGACCGCGTGTCCTTCTGCGGTATGCTGTATTTCTCTACGCTGTATCTCAATGCATCGATAATGTGGTTGTTTGCGTCTATTGGTGTATTCAGCCAATTTCCTTCCTTGTCCTGATCGTAGCAATAGGTGTTAAATTCATCGATCGTATTGGTGCAAGAAGGATGAATATAGATTTTGAAACTTTGTAGGAAGTTGATACCATGAAGAATGGTATCTGCACCTTTTCGGCACGGGCGAATACGTCGAACGCCCATTGCATTCAGTTCGGTTATCAACCGTCCTTCAGCGTTATCAGCCACAATCTCAGCATTAAGCAATCCTCTTGACCTGATGGCGTTAAATATTTGCTGCGTGTGCATGGCTAGTTCATACAATTCTCCATAAATCCATATTTCCTTATTGGCAAGATCCAGTACCGACGATGGTAATGTGGTTGGATCGTGTCGGAACCCGAAGTCCATGCCATGAACCGTCAATCCTACACGTTTGATCGTTGCATCAATGTCGAAGTCCTTAACCTCAAAGTTTTCGAATACAAGCCCTTCTGCAACGCCCCAGTCTCCGTTACAAACGATTCTTGCCCGTCGTGGATTAGTACGCCACAAATCTTCATATCGTTCTCTGTCGTCGTCTCCAAGCCACTCATTGCACCGATAAGTCGTTGTTGTGGCAAAGACATCTTTCTTTCGTGTCTCATGATCAAAGAAATATCGTTTCAGCCAATGACGCTCGCTCCACGGGTTGAACGTTAGTGTGATCTGTTTGAAAAACTCCGTATTTTCATTCTTACCACGGATAGATTCAACCAGTGTGTCGAATTCGTCCGGTTTCTCAAGCTGATAGGATTCTTCCACCCAAACCCAGCATAATTCGCCAGTGGATACCGTGATTGATGTCAGCTTCAAAGCGTCGTCAAAGCCACGAAACAGGATTTTCTGTCCTGTTGGCTTATAAGTAATCTCCGGCATACTTTCATTCAATTTAAAAAGGCTATCCACTTGTAAACGGCGGATAGCCCAAACCAATTCGGCATAAGTTGAATCTTTATTTGTGTTGCTATATCGTCGCACGACCAGCAGGTTCGCCCATGAGTATTTCATGAGCCGATAGATAAAGTTGATTGCAGTCGTTTTTGACTTCTTGCTACCACGCGAACCTTTGACAACTCGGTAAAAGTGTCGGTCATGCCAAAATCGGTTGTAGCCTTTGCCAATTGCTTGGGAAGGTGAAATAGTTGGTCTATTCATCGCCATCATCTTCAGGAACATCATCAATGAACACCGGAACCGTGATGCTTACGTCCTGTTTATCAGTCCATGTGGCATATCGCTTACCAATTAATTCAGCGGCTTTGATGCGATCTTTGGCAGATACCTCAATCTTTGTCTTTTCCTGTACACCTACATCAACACCGCGGAGGACTTCTTCTTCTGTTTCGCCACGCATAACCTTAGTGAGATATTCAAGGACCTCATCCTGTTTTGCAATGCGCTGTTCCTCTTTCTCCTTCATACGGGCTTCTAAGGCGTCTCTAATGACAGGTTTCGCTAGGTTCTCTGTTCCCATCTGCTTCGCTGTGTGATCGCTGTATCCGGCTCGTATAGCTGCCTGTGTAGCATTTAAGTCAATCAGGTATTCATCTATGAATGCTCGTTGCTTCGCTGTCAGTTTATTCATCCATCATCGCCACCATCTCCTTTTCTGTCAGCCTTCCATCCTCGTTTTATCACACAACGTAAAAAAGGGCACAGCCCTTCCCGATCCAACCATATGCAGCCTTTGCATCCGTGCTCCGGATCTTTTATTTTCATGCTATGCCCTCCTTTGTGCAAAATAAAAAGAGCCATCTATGGCTCTTAATCTTCCGCTGTTTTAATTAGAATTAAATTTTGCAGTAATTATCTTTGTCAGCGCTACAATGTTCTTTGTAGCTTTTGTTTGAATTTCTAATCCGTGTTTGTATAAGTCTGTATCTGCCCTTGGTGGATTTTCTTCAACTTTTAACGAATCAGCCATTTCGTTTGTACCTTGATAATATAAATCATAGTTATTGACTAACTCGTTGTGTTCGTTATTTATAATTGAAGGTGGGGCTATTTTTTCCAAGTCGTTTCTCATTACTATAAATCCTTGGAGAAGTCTTTTATATTCTGATTTTGCTTTTTTAATGTCTTCAAAAGATTTCAGGCCATTCTTTGTAACTGAACCATAGTCATCTCCAAATTTTTGAAACCTTTGCCCCAATGGATACAGTTTCCTCGCGTATTGCATATATTCATCTTTCATACTTCCATCTCTCCATTCTGCATAATACCTAATTATTACACAAAATAGGACAATGTTCCTGCTATTTATTCATCTTTTTCTCGATCTTCCGGGTGAAATATCATGTGTTTAGCAACGTCCGCCATTCCCGCGATATGAGCGATGCCCATTTCATTATGAGCAATGCGGAAATAATCATCTTCATGCTCAGAAACGATCAGCACGTTCTTTATCTTGCCTTCTTTGGCTAACTTTAGGAAATCCTCGGCAATTTTGATGCTCTCATCCTTTGCCAATTCGCTCACACCTTTATACATAATAAAAGAGAACCAGGCGCATCGCATCCGGTCCTCTTTTTTAGGATTCCTTTAATTTATAGCACCCTCTTCAGGCGCTCGACCGGGATATCCCCGATCCATCTTCACACTACCATCATAACAGGATAATTGTTCCATGTTCGGTCAATAATCAGCCATTATTCTGTCGTTTTTCGGTCAGTTTTGAAATCATCAATTTTTTCTCTCATAATCAAGTATGGTTTCCTCGACGTTAAATAATAGTCTGCGCTTTTCTGATCTTTTTCTTTAACCGCTTTATCATACTTGTCTGTACACTCATTAATCTTGTCGTTTATAAATCCAAGCAGTTTTTCATAATCAATCACCATTACCCCACCTCGCACTCATTTTCACAATACACCTCAATTCTAAGCGCAAACGCCAGCTTATAAAAGGCTCTATTTCGTTTACGGTAATATGTTTTTTCTGACATGCCAAGATCCATATATGCCATGTAATCTGTGCATTCGTCTGTTTTCATATATCTGTTAATAATGATTGACTGCTCTGTGCTGTTCAAACGACTCACAGCCAACCGTACACGTTTCAAATGCCATTCTCGATGTATTTTACTATCTACGTTAAATACTGCAGCATCCTCGGTACTGGAATGAAATCCGTTTGTATTTGACGGTGGAACAATGCTCCATGATGCCGTTACTTTAGGTACTTTAATCTCTGGTTCACGGAGGATATACAATTGATACTTCTCAAGGGCTTCTTTTACAGCTTCAATCGTTTTCTTTTTATCTATATCTGGTAGTAGGTGCATACGGTTATCCCTCCTAATGTGGTAAAATTAGGTATCAGCTACGGTCGGAGGGATCCGATCTTTTTTTATGCAATTTCCTTGAAATACTCTGACAAATGTTCAGTACTAATTTCTAACCAACCACCGTCATTACGATTTTTTTTAGTTATTTTTTCAAGTCTGATTGTATCTGATCCACCAATAAATCTATACGATGTGTTACTACGATACCATTTTGACCCTTTTTTAATTGCCATTGTTCCTTCATTCCACGCGCCGTCTTCATCGTATTGGTCTATATCGAATGTTTTGATGCATTGATATTTTTTATCTTCCATCCTTACCCCTCCAACATCTTTGCAAATTGAATCAACTTTTCACGTGAGATTATCGTTACATGTTCGGCGCTTGTGATGTAATAAATGTCACCATCATTACCAGTCATTAAAGTACAGTTTTCACCATGTCTATCCGTCCATTTGAGATACTGTGTTGTCTCTATCATCCTTATCTCTCCTTCGCTATAGTGCCGTACTGTGAATTATTTCAAAACTACGCTTGGGTGCTTCCCATCCCATTTGCTGATATATCCTTCATCTTCAAGCCTTTGTTTTATTCGAGTTGCCTGAGCGAAGCCAACTCTAAACCGACGTGAAATTACGGTCATGCTCACCGGTTCGCCAGTTTTTCTGAAATAGTCCAAGAAATTTATGGATTTAGTAAATAGTTGATCATCTGTCATTATCTCGACCTCCTTCGCTGTAGTGTCGAAATACCAAAAACCCTTATGCATCAAGCCGCCGGCAGGTGTCACTTGACAAAGCATGGTATAATGCGATAATTCATAGTTGTGTCGGACTACGAAATAAATTATTTTTCTTCTGGAACAATGAATCTCGTAAAATGTGTAACGTGATTAGGAAATTCAACGTCTAGAGGCGTTCCGCAGTAAGGTGGTTCTTCGATCGGAAAACGCCACCACAGGCAATCTCCGTAATCTTCTCCCCACTGATCAATAGGTTTTGGTTCATTCGCATCTTCAGTTCACCCAATCGCTTAACAGCAATCTGATAAGCGTAGAAAGCATCATAGTCATTAAATTCTCCTGGCTTATGCTTTAGGTTCTTCAGATCATATTTAAAGCAGCCAATTGTTTCTTCAGTTAGTCTCGTCACAATTCCATCTCCTTCGCCTTAGCTGTCTACTCTGCACTAATGGTATTTTCCATTTTGGAAATAACCACTTATTTACGCCACTCGTACCCCTCATGGCTTTGTATCAGCACCCCATGCCGCTTACTGTACGGAACCAGTCGCCGTGCTCTCTGCTTGTTTATGCCATCTTCGAATACTGTGATCACTGTCAACAACTCGTTTTCTGTCGTCCTGCTGAGGTGTTAAACCACTCTCCGACTCACAGGTGATCACCTCGTCCAATTCAAATATTTTCGCTTCAATTCGTGGATCGTCGCTGTAATATTCCTTAGCATTCAGTTCCACAATTTGATTGTCATCTTCCCAAACAATGCCGTTCATGGCATCGAGTATCAGCTTAATTTTGTTGTCGAGATCCGGCTTCACCGTAGGGCGTATGATTCCCTTCGCTTTGGCTTCTCTCTCCTTCTTACTCAGGCTCTTTTGCATCTTTCGATAGATTGTAAGATTAACGCTGATTGCTCCTGATAACGGCTTCTCGTGCGTCAGAAAGCGAATTAGTTTTTTCATGTCTTTTTTCTCTTTAGCATTCGGGTTATAGGTCGTTGTCTTATGTGTAAATTTATTTGTTACAGTTCGTGGACGACCTTGTCCATGATAATCACCGGGGATAGTTAATTCAATCACTGAATCCACTCCTTTTGGCGTAGACGTTCGGGATACATTACCTTTCCGGGAGGTCCATATTTCTTATGGCATTCATCAAGATCCATGAAATAGGTATTGATCTCACCATTCACAGACAATAGCTTACGTTCAAACGGTCGCTTCTTCGGTCTATTGCCTTTCCCCTTTGGCGTGCTCACCGCTTCTTCTAGTGTCCAATGCTGCACAATTACACGGTTACTAACGTTGCTTTGGTTCAGATGATTCTGCTCCATTTGTTTGAGCATTTCACCGTCAACTAATTTCCCACGTACTCGGAATGGTTTAAGCATTGGCATTCACACCCGTGCTGCCAAATCCTGCGGCTCCTCGTTCGCTATCTCCTAACTCGTCTACTTCTTCGAAATCAGCGCGGACGACTGGAGCAATGACGGCTTGGGCGATCCTATCGCCCTTATGAATCGCAAATGTACCCATTTCAGTTACATAATCGTTTGTTCCTTCAAGTGTTCCGTCAACCTTTGCAATGGCTATTGAATCAAAACCACTTGCCGGAAGTCTGTTTTCCATAATGACACCAACAGATCCGTGGTATCCGGAATCAATCGTTCCAAGATGAACTCTCAACGGTGTTCGTGAAGTTAATCCGGAACGAGGGCGAATCTGCATTTCATAGCCTTCCGGGATTTCAAAGGCAAGCCCTGTGTCGATAACAACCGTTTCGCTTGGATTGATTAACAGATTTTCAGCCGCTGATAAATCAAACCCCGCGTCACTCGCATGCTTGTATGTTGGAATTACCGCATTTTTTGATAGCTTCTTAATCTTTACTGCTAGATTCATTGTTCCCCCACCCTTTCACGTTTTACTTTTTCAAATAGCTTGTCTACTTCATCAACAAAATGGTGTAGATGCTTATTTTCTGCTTTCAACTGTTTATTTTCTTCGTCCAGACGATCATTTTCATCGTCAAGCGTTTAATTTGTATCATCCAACTGATCATTTTCTGCATCAAGCCGTTCCACTTCGGAGATAAGCCAATTCATATCAGTCTCTCGTACATAACGGCACTTCTTTATTTCTTCCAACCGATCAGGCATCCTTATCACCTAGCCAATTCGTGCATGATTGTGTTGTACACATGTTTTTCTTGTTCAAGGGTTAGAACATCTTCAGTGAATAAATTGCGATGTGCTTTCAATGTCCGGACGATGTAGTCTTTTTCAATGTCAGATAGAATGTATGTGTCCACGTAGTCGCTCTCTTTCCTGAAAGCTCGCTCATCCATGTTCATTCACATCCTTAAGCCAATCCTTAACGTCAGGATGCTCTTTGGCAATGATTTCAACAAGCGGATCAACAAATTCACCGACAATGTCCAAATCGCTACCAATCAATTCTGCTCGCTTTTTGCGAAATTCCTCTTCCGGTGACATCGGATTGACGATCTTATTGCCGCTAAAAACAGCGTGAACAATATCAACGATTTCCTCGGGTTCATTTGTGCTGAAACACTCTAACGCTCCCTTTAATCGCCCCATTATGTTTTTCTGGTGATCATTCAAGTGGCTTAGCGTGTTAATTCCGACTATTGTTTTCAGCACATATGGTTCACTCATCGCTCTTGCTCCCTTCTCCATGTGGAATAATGGATTTCAACAGTTCTGGACATTTCAAATTCTTTATCACACGATTTGCATTTCATTGTTGTCCAGTCAATGTCGCAATCTTCGTAATCCAAAGCTTCGTTTTCTTCGCCACAGTACGGGCAAATAATCTTGTCATCGTCCATTTTCGATCACCTTCAGCGCCGCCTTGCAGATGGCGAGTGGGGCTGTTTCTGCTGTTTCCATAAACCAACCAAAAGCGTTATGCTTATAAATGGTTGCTGCCCATAATCCCTTATCTGTCTTTTTAAGTTCTTCCACTCCGAATCGTTCAGCAACTTCCCAAGCGTCGCTCATGTCAACTGACGGCTCCCACAGATACCCATTTTCAACTAGTTCTTTGTAACCCATCGCTTCCGCTAGTTTGCGGTCAATCTCTAGGTTAGTCATGTTGTGCCTCCTCGATCTTCTGCTTGATCTCGTCGTAGGATTCATCACACGTATAGCAATTGTTAACAGCTTCTTCCGTATAGATGACGGCTTTTTCACTGTCGCTATTTTTTGTTACTGAAACAGTTTTATTGACGTTTACTAGCCATGCACGACCTGACAATGTCGTTTCAATAAATCCCTTCATTTCCCCATATCCCTTCTTCTCTAAGCGGTAGTTTGCCTTTCGATCTAAGCGCGGCATCCACTGTTTAATAAGCCTTGCTTCGGTGACATTGTTGAACGGTTGTGCCATTGCCATGTGATTAACCTTCTTTCAGTAGTTCAGGATTTTCGAACCGATTTCCGATAACTTCGATCACGTCATAATGTAGAATCGACGTTTCGATATCCGTCTCCAGCACGATTCTCCGATAGAATCCGTCCTCTAATGTTTCAGCTTTTGGATCAACTGCCCTGAGGTAGAATCCATAGCAGAATGAGCCCTCATACTCTCCACCACTTCCGTCTTGCTCATATTTTCCAAAGTATACGACGCAGTTATATTGATTGCCTAAGAAGTTCATTACACGAACAATGTCATTTTCGAATATCTCTATGCCGTTCGTGTCTTTCAATCCGGTAAACTGCATCAATACACGAGGTTCTTCGCCTAAGCTTTCCTCATGTGAGAATCGCCACCCAACCATGTCGTCGAAGTCCTCACGCTCGCCATAACTCATGCCGGAACCTTTTCCATATATTTCTTCACGATGTTTGTCCCATTCACGAAACTTTATCTCTCGCACGCTCCACACTCTCCTTCACAACTTTTTTAAGATTCTGATACCAAGCTTCATCGTCGCACTCCACCATGTACCCCTGTGGGATGCAGAGGAAGCATCCGGGGATTGGTTCTCGCCATTTATTCATGCCAATCTCCTCGCAATCTCGTAAATCACATTGACCGTTACGCTGTTTCCGGCTTGCTTGTACAGCTGACTATCCGAATTAACTTTCTGTGCCCGATCGAATGCCCAATCGGGGAATCCCTGTAATCGCCAGCACTCGCGTGGTGTCAGTTTACGGATCTGAATACCATCATTTAGAAAGTTGTTTTCGTGATATGCCACGCCTGTGACCGTCGTTGCTATGTCATGTGATCCGCCTTTATTTGCTCCACGAGGGCGCTGTATGACCGCTACGCCGTGCCGTGCTTGTCCAGTTAATGTGAACATCGGATCACCATTTTCTTTGAAACGTCGTCCGTTTTGGTTCTTTTTCAAACGATCAGGAGTCATTACAGGAATGGCTATTTTCGGTTCCTGTTTTCCGCCTTGTATTGTAGGAAGCGCCGGGCTTAATCCATCCGTTCCATATACGCGCTTTATATAGTCGTCACCTTTGATATCAAGACTTCCGACAACGTTTATTTGTGCCGACCGTTTACTTTTATGAGCGATGTAACTTCCGTTTGCCGCTCCCTCATATCTTGCTGTGACGGTATTTGTAACTTCCTGGTATCTTTGTAACCCATCAGTCTCTTGCTGACATTTTCCGAAAGGAAATACTTTTCGGGTACATTCTCCTCTAAGATGTCCGATAATGAACACCCTTTCCCTGTTCTGTGGGACACCGAAATCTTTAGAGTTAAGACAATCCCATTCTGCATCGTACCCGACTTCATCCATCGCTCGGAGGATCGTCTCAAACGTATCCCCCCCTTCGTGATTGAGGAGTCCGGGGACGTTCTCACAGAATACATAGCGTGGTCGGAGAATAGATGCGAAGCGCATAATCTCAAAGAAGAGAGTTCCTCGAGTATCTGCGAAACCTTTCCGCTTGCCAGCAATCGAGAAAGCCTGGCACGGAAATCCTCCACAGATAACGTCGACACGTCCGATTCCTCGAATAGACTCATCTGTTGCATTCCTAATGTCACTTTCTGTCCACTCTCCTTCCGTATTAAAAATAGCTTGATAGCTTTTCCGTGCGAATTTATCTATTTCACAGTATCCAACGCATTCATGGCCGGCTCTTTCCATTCCTAAGCGAAAGCCACCAATTCCGCTGAATAGGTCGATGAATCTCATTCCGTTCACCCTTTCCCTCTCTGACTCGGCCCCTCGATGTCAAAGCATCGATCACATGCCATTCCGTTTATCAATCGATCTGCCGCAGCGTAGCCAATCCGTTCAGCTAATGTTGCTTTATCCTCATTGCTTGAAAAAATGATAGGCTTGCGTGACCGGTACCGCGAATCGATGATCTGATAGTAAAGGCTCTCTTTGGCTTCTGATGGCTTCGCTTTGCCAATGTCATCCCATACCAGTACATCAACCTGCTCCGCACCATTTAAAATCTGCCTGAGCCGTTCTCCGCTGTCATTCATCATCTTGGCTTGAGTTAGTTCATCCATTAATACCGCATCAGAAACAATTAAGACGCTGTACCCTTGTTTTAATAACCGCTTAGCCGCTGCCACCTGTAAATGGGTCTTACCAACGCCAAAATTATTGTGATCTGCTTTCGCCTGTGACTTATCTGCTAATGTGGAGAGGTTTCTTATGTTCTGCTCGCCAAATACGGCAATGAATCCGAAACTATTAGATTTGCCATCTTTAATAGATTCAAAGTCTTTGAGATAATCAGTAATCGCCTGATACATATCCTTTTGCCAAGGTTCATCGTGCCGAAAGTTTATAAATTGTGCTTCTTGGAATTCGTCCGGAATCAGGGATTCTTTAAATAGCCTGTCCATCCGCGCTTTTGTGACACACCGACAGTCTCCGTAAACCGGTGTATATTTCCATTCACCATTGGGATACTGCACATTTTTTTCGATTTCAGCGCCTTCCTTGATTTTCACAAGACCGGTGTCTTTGCAGATTGGGCAATCATAATCAGTTCCAGACTGCTTTTGCTGCTGCGACTTCTCTGAGTGATTCTTCATAGCTTTTTGCCGAAGGTCGGCCATGATAGCTTCGAATGTTTGAAACGTTGGTTCCCTTTTTGCCACCGGCATTCAGTCCTTTCTTCTCTTGCCATTTGCGCTGGAACTCGCGTGCTTCATCTAAGGTCGTCACATTGGCATCAAGCCACTTGTTAATGATTCCTTCTACATAACTAATCCGTTTGTTATCCTCTTTGAGCGCTACTTTCATAGCAGCAATCACGAGATCGCTTGATGACTTGTCCACTAATTGATCAAGAACTTGTGCATTTATTGGTGCTAAGAAGCTGTGATAATTATCTTGATAAAACTGTGATACCGGTCCGTACTTTTTCATATCTTCAATGAAGGGATCAGGTGCTTTACTACTACTACTGTTTTTATCAGTATTTAATAGATCAGTACTTGATTGATTAGTATTTAATAGTGTCGTGTTTTCCGGGAGACGGTTTTCCCGACTGACGGGTTTTCCGTTTGTCGGATTATCTCCGTTTCTTGGATTTTCAAATACATAATTAACTGTCTCGAAATGACCTTTTTCATCGTGTTCCTTAACAGTTTCGAAATAGCCAAACTGCTTTAATTCCTTGATTCCGTTTCTGAAACTTTCCCGACCATCAATTTCTGAATGCTTTTCTACTTCCTCGAGATAAACCGTCCAACCATCTGGCAAAGTAAGCAAATATGCTAAAATACCCCTTGCCTTCCATGACAATCGTTCATCTCTTAATCCAGTGTTAGCAATGACAGAATAGTTTTTAGTCTTTTCAACTCGTACGATTGCCAAAGTTAACACCTTCTTTATCAAATTCATCCCGGTAATAACCGGGGCCATATCTCATTTCAAACTTCCGCTGCAACTTCACCGCGATTTTATGATGCTGATGCACGCTTGTATGGCACGTTTGGCATAGTGTCGCGCCATTTGTCACTACACCGCGCCCTCCTTGGCTACGGAATTTGACATGATGTATGATGTTTGACCATGTGCCGCAGATCATGCAGCAGTGACCGTCACGCTCAAATATTTTCTCACGTACATCTTTGCTGAAATTTGATCTGTGCGTCTGTGTTGGCTTGTATCGTTTAAACTTTGGCTTAGGACATGCTGGCATATTGATCACCTTTTTCTTTTAAATGGTCTTGTGAATAAGGCATATGAATTGATCTAGCCTTTTCAACTGCTTTTCTCGCCTCATCAACATCATCAAAAGAACCAACATAATGTGTTTTTCCGTTAACGCGAAAGTCTGCATACCATTTTTTTATTTCCTCATTCCAGTGGACACCGCGAATTCCAGTTTTGCTATTTTTATAAAGTCTTTTATTTTGCATGTTTTGTGCATTTTTAACGTTACGGAGATTGGATTTACGATTGTCTAAAGTGTCGTGATTAATATGGTCAACAACATATCCTCTTGGTGTGTTCATCACAAATCGATGCATCCAAATCTGTTTATGAATAGGGTATTGAGCTACTGAATAAAAACTGTCGGTGTGAGGATTTAAATGTACCCAGATAGTCCCAAGACCGTTTATCCGTTCAAAATCATCTTCATCAAAAATAGAAATCATTTCTCCGTATTTATTACTTTTTATACGGACATGTAAAATTCCATCTTTGATGAAATATTCATTTTTCAGCATACGGTTTCACTCCTTCTCACACACAATCCAGTAAGGACGATGTATTCTAATTGGCTTCATGCCTGGTTCCATTTTCTGCAAGTAATTAGTTACGGTTTCTTTAAATCGTTTTTGTGGTAACGACCAGAAGCTATATGGAATACTGCGTTGATATTCCATTAGAACGGCATATCCGATTCATTTATTTCCGGAAAAGGATCGTTATTTTGTGGCTCCTTTTTCGGCTCATCCTTCTTGTTCTGCCTGTTTTTCAGTTTAGTAATCAGCTCAGACGCTTCACGGCTTGTCAACTTGTCCAGCTGTTTTCCATACTTTTTAGATGTATATTGTTCCAGCTGTTTACTATCACCACCTGATCCTTTCCACAAGCCCTTAATTAAGCCGATCTGTTTGCCGCTTGCTGTATGTGACTTGATATCACTAACGTTTCCTTGTGATCCTTGCGGCTTGCCTTGTTGCTGGCTGTTTCCACTTGTTTGCGATGCTTGATTACCGTCGTCATCTTCATCACTATCAATTCCAAGTGCAGCAGATAAGGCGTACCGCTTAGCGTAGGTGATGCATGATCCTGCTCCTTGTGGTGTCTGCTTATCGAGTGGCAGAAAGTACGGATCAAACTTGATAAATTCGCCACTTGTGTGTAGTAATAATGTTTCTACTCCAATACTTTTTTCACCATTTACCGGGTATTGAATAAACGAAAGACCGTGTTTCGGGCCAAATTCCTTGAATGCAGAAATAACTTTGTTTAACGGAACATATTTACTATCAAAAAACTTGTTATACGCTGCTTTATCCGGCTGTTTTATTTCACTTTGAAAAGCACTCATAGCTTTGGCAATATCAACGATGCTTTCTGACATCTGCATATCAATTCACCTCGACAATCGGTTTGTCGTCACGAACATCAACAGTGATACCTTTAATTAACTCGCCAGTGTCAGGATTAACCACTTGCCCATTTGCTGAATATGTGAATGCCTTCTTAATCTTTGCTTTCTCTAGTTCCGGTTTCTCACGAATTAAATCAATGTATCCGTGTTCCTTCAGAAGTTCAGCAGCATCATCGGTAAAGTTCCATTGTGGTTGCTGTTTACGAAAGCCAATCTTTCCATGAGGTAGTTTTTGCGTTTTAAATTTCGGGTCATTTTCACGTTTAGTTGTTGCGTAGCTGACAAGCATTCCCGTGAAGTATTCCACATCCTTTTCAAGACGCTCATTTTGCTCTGTTTCCCATTGCTTGACTAATTCTATTTGTGATTGTGCATCCGCCTTAATTTGGGCTTGCTGTGCCTTCACAGCGGCAATCTTACGTAATGCCCAATCTGCTTTTTGATCCGTGTCTACGATAAATCCGGGTTGTGTGACTCCCGTTTGCTTGTCCAAGTAGTCTTGGAGTGATTCTTGTTCCATTGCCAATTTGAAAAACTCCTTTCAACCCTGTATAATCAGGGTATAAATTGAATTCTTGTTGATTGAAGATCGCTGTCCGTCAAACAGCGGTCTGTTTTGCATTTGCAATCCTAAAATCCGTTCCCCACTTGGATACATGAGATTCAATTTCTCCGGGCAATGAAGCAATATAAACTTTTAAATTGCTTATTGAATGAATCAATGCAATTTCTTGTCCAGCATAGATGCCTACCTTCGTCGGATTGGTTTCAATATTTTGCAGTACACGGACACAGCTGAGTTCGTTTTCTTGTTCGATAAGGTCTCGCTTCATAAAATCAATGAGCATATCTTCCGCCTCCTAAATTAGTTCAGCGTTCAAATCTTCAATTCGTGCCTTTCTGTAATTAATCCATTCTTGCAATTCGTCGATTTCATCAAGCAGCTGATCTCGTTCTTCAATAATTGCTGACTTGCTCATTGGCTGTGGTTGTCTAAACCGATCCATTATCGGTGGCATATGATCCCTCCTTTCAGTGATTGATATAAGTCTGTTCTGCTACATCAACCGAATTCATGTCCATCACATGGATCAACGTGCCTAACAGCTTTTGCTCTTGATCTTCTGTCAATCCGATTCTGTCTGCTGCTAAGATCGCGTACCCGAGACATGCCTTGTTGCTCCATTCGTGATGCTCTGAAAAATCCATTATTATCCTCCTTCCTAGTGACTCATGGTCACTGCCGGACGCATCAGGGAGTTAATACGCCCGGCACAAACTATGAGTGAGATAGAATGTGCACATTTATTTAGGTCAATGATGCGAAATAATCTAAGAAAGGGGAATGGCTTTCACCTCTTTCCATTTTTTATTTGACTTCCACGCCATCAGCAAGATCATGGGGGCATCCCACTCCTTTATTGGATTTGCGTGTGGCTACCTCGTCAGCGTCCAAGTACCACCTTGGGCGGACACCGGAATAATCCGGTGTTTCGGACAAACAATTTTTGATGTAAAATATGTTCAAAAAGAGGTGCTGTCATGTTTGAATTCACATGCTACAAATGCAATGAAAAATTTCATGTTCAATTTGAAAATCTTTACAATAAAATTTCTATTGTCTGCCCAAACTGTGGCAATCCTCTTCCACAAAAAACTGTTGAACATCTTCGCAAACTGAGTGATGCTTACATGGATGTAATTGATTCTCTCTACCACACCAATGATTTTGGATCAGCTTGGGGGATTAGAGTGTTGGAAACTAAAGAATCAATGCCTAGAAATCCTGATCAATATTTTGATAGAAAGCCATCCGAGGATGAATCTATATGGAAATCAAGGCAAAAACCATACATTCCTCCTAAAGACAATCCAGAAATTATGACTGATGATGATCTCCCTTTTTAAGGGGTTTTAACAGTTTCCTCTTTTGAAAGTTGATTTAGTGCATTTTCAATTTCTGATAAAAACGTTATTGATTTTCCATAAGACCAGTTTGCTTTTTCAAAGAGTTTAACTATGCCTTCCAACACTTGCTTTTCTGTTGCTTTATTGTCCATGTTCATTTCCTCCTCTTGCCCATCTGTGGTAAGATGAACTTATATATCCTAATGATTTGTGTTGGAGTCTCCGTTGGCCCGGAGGCTTTTTCGTTTATCAATCCATCCGTCAACAAGCCCATACACCGTACAGCACACCATAAACCCCACGATGCACATCCACTGTCCGACTGTTAGTGCCATGGAATCTCACCTCGGAACTCAATAACCCCTGTCGTTTTCAGACGATTTTGAGCCTTTATAAACTGTTCTGCGGTCATGTAGTATGGCTCTTGATTTCCTCTGACCAATCCACTTATTTCCTTCGTGCATCGTTCAATCTCTTTCAAATCCTTTTCCATTGCCAAAACGTCTGAGACATTGAAATGGCTATACAGCTTTTTTGACATGGTCCGAATACACTTAATGTCGTTGTTTATTAGCTTCATAGCGTCTGAGATCATCGTTGTTCCTCCTCCCTCTTATTAATCTGCTCATGTTCCTTAGCAAGCTGCTTTCCATTGAGTTTGAATTGTTCTTCGATCTTTCCTTGATTGACAAGCAACCACTCAAGAGCCTTTCTATTGGCGTGCCATAGCTTTTTACCAAGCGCCTGACTAATTACAGGTCCATACATTGGGACACTGTCATAAGCTGATGTGAGTGCTCTGAGTGATTCCATGACGCGCTCTTTTATGGCCGATGGGTACAAGCAAAATTCCGGCCCATCATCCAACACATTAGGTACAAAATTATTAGTGCGTTCCTCAGCAACTTCTAAGGCAATTGAATAGTGCACATTCGATAAATCAGCGTCGTATATATCCGGAACACTCTTGACACCGCGTTCCATTTTTGATAGTGATCCACGATCAATACGCGTTTCCATTGCTACTTCTAATTGGCTTGTGTTCGTCAATTGACGATATTTCAATACAGCGTCACCAATTGCCATGTTTTCACCCCCTTTCGCCACACAAACCATATAGAATTGTGAATGGTAAATATTAGATAATAGAATAGTAGTCAGATAAGGCTACAAGGTTATCGGTTATCCCTACTTTGCCGGATTTGGTAGATCCGGCTTTTTTAAATAGCACGTTCAGCGTATTTGGGATACATTTCTGAAATGTAGTCCGAATGTTCGTCTACCCAGTCGATCAGACTCCATATCGGAACACATTTTTTCCCGACGTTTGGAACGCGTGGAAATCCGTCGATTCGCATAATCTCGTTTGCCTTTGATTGGCTGCACCGGAAGAACTTCATGATGTCGTGATAATCAAGCATCGCGGGCCAATTAGCTGCTACTGCGTATTTAGCTGACATGCCTTGAAGCACTTGTTCAGTGACCTGTTTGGCAAGATCATTGGTGAATTGCGGATCAGTTTCGAGTTTAAGCATTTTGTTCACCTTCAATCTGATAGTTTGGTAGATTCACGACGGAATACCGTGTTTTTCAATGACAGCTTGGCATGCTTCGGAAATAGCGTTTGAATATGCGGTATTTCTTTCTAAAATTGATTCATATGCATCAGATGGCTTGTCTTTGTGAAAATCAACGTAAAAGCCGTCACATGATTGAATCTCATTCAGTAATTCATCAAAGGGAGTTGATTGATTTTTAAAATTTATTTTTTCTAGCCAAACAAATTCAGGCGTTTCGGTTCTTTTCTTAGTTTCTTTGTTTATTGAGTATCCAAAATCATATTCATAAAGAGTTATTCCAAGATGATTTGCTAAATCAATAATTATTTCATTGAATTCAGCAGCAATAAGTACTCCGTCGTATCCAGAATCTTTTAGCGTATATTCATATGTTTGATAGACGTCTTTTCTTCTCGCTTTGTCTTTCTTAAGTTCCAAAGCGTAATTTTTATTTTCGATATCACTTATTGAAATATCACTTTGACCATATCCGATTACTTGTTCCTGCTTGACGTTCATCACTTCACCGGGGCCGACTAACCAACTTTCAAATACATAAAAGAGAGTTTCTTTTAATTTCGATTCGTTCTTGAATGTCATGTCATTGAAAAGATCTGTCTTATCCTTCACTAAAAAGCTAGGCGATGACATACCTTTGAAGAAATCATAGTTTGTGAGAATCGAATGATAATCAGATACATCTTTTTCAAAGTATTGTAGAAAAATGTTGTTGAACTTATTAACAAATGATCTGTATTCGTCAAAGAGATTATTGTTCAGTAAAACTGCTGCATGTAATTCTCCATACAAGCTGAAATTTTGATAATTTAAAGTTTCTAATGATTTAAAAATGTCAATGACATCTTTGCTTAGATAAAAGTTGCCAAATTGCGATTTGATTTCAAAAATGGAAATTTTGTTCATTAAGCCACCTTCTTCGGGATGAAAGCTTCAATGTATCGAACAACACCAGGGAGATCTTTTCTCAAAACATCCTTGTAACTCGGTACGGCAAAACGATCTTTGATTTCACGATAAATTTCATGGAATAATTCCGAACGACGTTTTTTGTCGTATTTCTCAAAATCGCCTACTCTACGAGCAACAACTTTTTGGATTTTTCGCTGTTCTCCATGATCAAGCGTGATCTGAGTCTCAACTTTTTCATCAACCTGAGTTATCAATTTCCGAATCTCGTGTTGTTCAGTTTTGATGGATTGCGTTTCTTCCATCAGGTTGGCTGTCTGGCGAAGTGCCGTAATGATAGCCTGATCTTTAGATAGCGGAATAACTTTTGATTGTTTTGTTCTCAATTGTTCAATTAGGTCATAAACCCAGTCATAAAATTCATCTGCTTTTCGTTGCTGACTCCAACGGCAAATCTCATAGATTCCTTTTGATGAATAAATGACTGTTTCTCGCATTTTTCCATCAACCGTTACCGTAGCAGTAACACTTGAAAACTTATCTAGCCGTCCTTTGTGCGAAGAATGAATTTTTGAAATGGCTACGCGTGGATCTGAATACTCAAGCGCCTCACCTATTTGTTGGCGAGTCATGAAGAAATCTTTATCACCCTTGAAAATGTTGCACTTCAAGTTTCCGAATTTTGATGAAGTTACAATTTTTAGTTCTGCCATTACGAAACCTCCTGTTTATCTCGCGTTTCGCGATCATTTTGATTAAAAAAAAGCTGTTCAACGGGCACGCCCAATGCATTTGCTAAAATTGGTACTTTATCTGCATCAAGTCTACGTCTTCCGTTTTCGATATCTATTAAAGAAGACGGGCTTGAATATCCTAGTTTACGAGAAACAAACGAAAGAAGTATTCCTTTTTCGGTTCGAATTCGTTTTGCATTTGGCCCAATTTGACGTTTCAAAATCATCACCTCCATATCGCATTACGCGATCTCTATGTAAATAATATATCATCGCGTTTCGCGATTGTCAATCATATAATTACCTTTTTGCGAATATAATTATTTAATTCGCGATTTTATACTAGAATAGGAGAAAATAATATGATTGGTGACCTAATAATGGATACATCTAAAATCATGGCTCAACGTTTAAAAACTCTAAGAGAAAATAAGGGATATAAACAAATTTTTATAGCTGAAAAAGTAGGAATAAAAAGCAATACGTTGTCTGGATATGAATCGGGCGCAAGGCGACCAGATGCTGAAATCCTCGCTAAACTTGCCGATATTTATGAAGTATCAACAGATTATATAATCGGGAGAACGGATGATCCGCGAGTTAAAGAAGAAGGCGAGATGTACTTCTTTGATCTCGAGAACGTAACGCCTGACGAAATTGAGGAAGCGAAGCGTTATATAGAAGTAAGACGGCAGATGTTAAAGGACAAAAAGAACAAATAATTTTTTAGCTTATTTATAGTTCTAAACTATCAATACACATTATTCACAAACGTCTGTTTCTCC